GCATATGATTTAGGCGAAACTGCAGGAACCAGAACAAGATATTTTGGAAACACTGAAGACGGTGGAGGTTGGCCATATGAAGCAGGATATAATCTTGCTAGTAATGTCTGGTCAATGGGTTCATTTGGCAAAAAATGGCCTAAGATGAATGATGCTTATAACTGGGCGAAGACAAAGTATGATACATCGGGGAATGCTACTGATGCAGTTGTTATCCCTGATATTACACAACAGCCAGTTTGGGGGAATAGTACCAGTTTTCATAATAATGGTGTTGGTGACGGAATAGAGGATTGGAGTCCATGGAATAATGATATTGTAGAACATACAGTTGAAGTTGGAGCTGTTATGAGTTGGAGTCCCAATTTTGGAGGGTTTCGTGTTAGACTTTTTTGCACAGCTGGATGGTCTGGTGCCCCAAGTGATAATGGGACTGTATTTGGAATAAATTATAACGCAAAGATTATATCATCGAGGGGCAATGCCAGAAGGTACGTGCAGAAAGTTTACAGAACTGATTGGAGTCATGAAGTTGACCCAATTGCAGATGCATATTAAGGTATATAAATGACAGCAAAAAAATTATTTGATATAATAAAGCAACACCATCCTACAATGGCAGGTGCTGAGATAATAGACTTAATTAATGAAGGCTCTGATGAGTTTTGTAAACGCTCAGAGATATTCAAACAGGCCTATTCTCAATATACTACTCCTGGAATTAGGTACTATACTATAGATGACCAAATCTTTAAGGTATTAAGTGTAACTCTAAATGAAGTTGCTATACCTCGCCTAATAGGTGAAATTAGTATAGATGACGATGAGCTTGAGGGTGAGGGAGGTGCCTTAGAAGAAACTTATGACTTATCAGCTCCTTCGGTAACTTCTAACGAAAGATATTGGTATGAAGACCTTGGTAGGATAGCAATAGTAGAAAAGAAAACTGATGCTATAAGACGTAATGATGTAGTGAGTCATTACCAATCTGTTAGTATTGCAGGCTTATTAAGACTAAGGACTATATCAGCTCCACCACACATTTCTATTGATACAGTATCAGGAGCTACAATACTTAGTGGAGTTCCAGGGAATTTTGCCAGAAACATTGGGGACTATTGCATTGCTGAAGGATATCGAAAGCCTGCATCTATGAATCCTCAACAAGCTGATTACTTTGAAATGAGATTTGAGAAAGCTATTAAGACAGCAAAGAAACAAGCTAGGGCTCGATACATAACTACAGGTAGGATAGCACCAGTTGACTTTTAAGGTTAATACATATAGCCACCCTCCTTTTGCTCCTAACGATACTGCTAGTAGTAACTTTAATCCTAATTATAGTAATGTACGTATATGGACGGAATTATATACTGATATATGGAATAAGGATGAGTCCTTATGGGAAGATGAATCAAATCTATTTAACTTTAGCCCCGTTACTGAAATAGGCACACCATTCAGTGCAAATACTATTTATAACGCTAATCCTCTGACTATGACAGTTAATGCTCGATTAACAGACAATCATTTTCTATTTAATGGGGTTAACTACGGCAGTGATGCAGCATTAAAAGCTCATACTATTAGCGCTGAAAAGCACCCATTAAAGGCCTCTGATGGGTCAGTATACCCTGGATTACCTAATTTAAATGTCTCAGACAATATAATGTATTGGCCGTATAGTGGGCAGCTTGTTATAGGGGGCTCTACCATATGGACCCTTGTGTTAAATGCACTTCTAGGTACCACTATTGGCATTGAAGACTTTGTATTGATTAAATCGTCAGATGGGACATCTGTCAGTGGTTTATCAGGTAGCTGGGTAGGCGACTTGACTTCGATAAAACAGGGTGAATTTTATGAAGTGCATGTAGCCTCAGGCGTAAGTATTAATTTAGTAGCTCTTGGGAAACTATTTTACAAGAATGATTATATACAGCTTGCAAATAATGATATATTGGATTCTTTATTAGAGCCAAATAACTTATCTGCTTCTTCATCAGAGCCAAATAATATATTGGCTTCTGCATCAGAACCAAATAATGTGCCCATAAGTAATATGGTGAAAGCAAGCACTATAAAGCATATTTATGATGACAACTTTCAAAATATTGAAGATGCCTTTTCAGTATCGGATAAATACTTTGGTAAAGCTCATTTATCGGTAAGTAATTCTCCAATAGGAGCATCATGGCAGGCAGCTTAACACAAGACAAAATTAAGAATGTCTTCCAGAAAATTATTTTCTATTTAGGTGATAAATTATATCATACAAGTAGTGATAATAATAATGATGTACTAGTTACTTCTGTCAATAATGATATTAGCTTTGGCGGGACTTTAACAGGAGCATCTTTTGACGCGAAGGAAGATAATATAACGCGGACTGATTCAACTAGTACAACATCTAGCACAACTGTAGCTACTGCTACTAGTGTTAAAGCTGCTTATGATAGAGCATGGGAACCTATAAAGGGTGGTGATGACAACTATGTAACAGATGCTCAGTTAACACATATTGGAAACTTAGATGCTGGGAATACAACTAGCTGTTCTGGTGACCAAACATTACCTCATGACTTTGTATCTGCTGCAAGTGGGGGCGCTTTTGGTGGTGCTGTAACAATGGGTAGTGGCGATAAATTACAATTCGTAGATGCTAATGAATATATTTCAGGAGATGGTACGGATTTGACAATAGGTTCTGGAGATAAAGTAAATGTAGTAGCTACTGATATTTATATGAACCTTTCAGGCAATTTCCATATTGATGCGGATGGTGGTGAAGCTAGGCTTACAAATGATTCAAATCCAGGAAATGTTTTTGTCCCTGCTGATAATGCTGATATTACTACAAAGAAGTATGTAGATGATTCAAGAGCTTGGCAAATTGTTATAGGTGGGTATAAAACCAATAATAATTCTGACACCAATTACTATTTCCAATATAGGCCTGATAATTCATTGTGGAATAATTATGATTCAAGCCCAAGTACTATTACTTCAGAAGATGTTACAGCTGCTCATTTTACTGCTCCTGAAGATTGCACGGTAACCCAAATGGATATACTAGGAGTTTGTACTGATACAGGAGCGACTGACCCGTTTAAATTTTATATAAAAAAAGCTACTGTTGAAAATAACTACACCTCATTTAGCACGACTGATGTTGGGAATACACTGACTATAACACCTGGGGGTGCAGGGAGAATCTATAAATCATCAACTGCTTTTTCAGGTGCAAGTGCAGGATTATCAGCAGGTGATAGCTTGTATATTTTTCTTAAAAAGGATTCGACTACAGCGAATCAAGATAATCATTTTCATATAACTTTAAGCGGACATTATTAAATGAATACGGAATTAATAGATACACTTAGAACATCTGCCGTTGGAGTGACGGGGAGTGCAGTGGCTGGCTTAGGAATATTGCCTGACGCTATGTCTATATTGGTTGGAATAGTAACTATAGTTTACCTACTTGTTAAAATTGGTAACGAACTAAACGAAAAGGAGAAATAATGCCTGTATTATTAGCATGGATTACAAAGACCTTTTTAACTGAAAAAATCTTAAAGCAGTTATTAGCGCTTTTAGGTGACTACCTAGTGAAGTCTTCTAAAAATAAGCTTGATGATGCTTTATGGGCTAAGGTTAAAAAAGTTTTAATTAATGGAAAATAGAGTAGCTACTGTTTTTGAATTAACTCAAGAACTCGGTAATCCTGGTCGAGTACTTGAGGCATTAGGTGTTGTTGAGAACACCGTATTTAGAAAAGTACCTAAGCAATGTACGCATTGTGAATGCAAGAAGTTTGACACATTAGAACTTGTTGGGATATCTGACAAGCCTTTGTTTTATGAATGTGTCGCATGCGGTACTTTACATTTAAAATACACAAGGAGATGGGTAGAGAAGCAGTTCTCCCGTGTTGATGGATTATGGACTAATCCTAACGACTGGGAAGAACCAGAAGACCCAAACTTCTACAACTAGGAGACTTATGGATAAAGGCGTAACTAAACGCTATATCGTAACCCCTGATAAGCATGCACCGTTTCACGACAAGAAGGCTATCAGTGTGTTAAAGCAAGCAATAGAGATTATTAAGCCTGATGGTTATATAGACCTAGGGGATTTTGGAGAATGGGGCAGTGTGTCTCATTGGCAATGGAAAAAGAAAAAGAAACCACCTTTAGAGTACATCATTCCAAGAGTGGATAAAGATGTAGAGGCTGGTATCGCGCTTCTTGACACTATAGATGAAAGCCTTGATAAAGCTAATGTAAAAATTAAGCATATGATTCAAGGTAACCATGATGAATGGCTTGATATGTTTGTTGAAGAACATCCGTATCTACCTCAGTACAGATTTGATAAAGCTATGGGCTTAAAAGAAAGAGGCTATAAGTATCATAATGCTGGGGACTATCTAAAGATAGGTAAGTTGCATTATTATCATGGGCATCATTTTGGAGGACAGTATCATACTGCAAACCATTTAAGGAGACTTGGTACATCTGTTATGTACGGTCACTGGCATGGTCTTCAGATGATGAGTGCTACAAGCATGTCAGGGCCCTTAGAAGCCTGGAGTATTGGCTGCATGAAGGATATGTCCAAAGAGAAGAATAAGTGGCTTAAAGGCCGCCCTATCGATTGGGCACATGCCTTTGCTATCGTTGATTATTACCCAGGTGGTGGATTTACAGTAAGCTTAGTACGTATTGTAGATGGGAAAACGTCATTATGGGGCCAGGAGTTGAAAGGTTAGTAGATGGTTTATTCGGGGTACTATTCATTATGCTTGGTGCAGTCGGAGACCGTCTTGACGAGCGTCCTATGGGTGGCTACGTATGCCCTTCCTACTGCGGAGTGGAACACGA